GTTTTACTCGATTTGTTAAGTTTATTATTAGCATTTACAAATAAAAATCTAATATCAATATCGGGATTTTGTTGTCTAACTAATAAATGTTTTTGTCTATCTGCTAAATCAAAAAAACCTTTTGTTTCTATGTATATATCTTGTTTTGAAAGATAAAAGTCTGGGGTATACTTTTTAATTTTAGGTTGATACTCTATGTAAAACTTTTCATAGTCATATTTAACATCATTCTTAATCAACCAGTGGGCGAAACCTCTTTCAAACTCAGAACGAAATCCCTTTCTTTTCATATTAAACTTTTTGTTTTGTATCTATTTGTAATTTCAATATTTTTTACAAAAACAGAGTGTAAACTAGGTGCGTTCTTTTCTAGTTCTATCATAGTTTCATTTATATCTATGGTAGGTAAGATAGCTAATTTACCTTGTTTTATTTTTATAAACAAAGAGTTAAAATACCTTTCAACAACTTGTGTAGTTCTTAGTATGTTATCCTCTTTATAAAAACCATCTTTTCCGTGATGTTGTCTTACTATTAAAGGATGACAATTTTCTGTAGACCTCATAAACTCAGTAACTTCACCACCACCAGTTTGTTCTTCATTTTCAGTATATACCCAAATAGCATCTCTATTAGCCATTATATCATCTTTACGATAGGGTGCTGATAACCATAATACGTTCATAAATTTTTTACCTCTGTATTCTTTAACTTATTATACCAAACCAACGGTTTTGACTTAGCTTTTGATGTAACCTTTTCATGTAACTCAGCTTTAGGCCAACAATGACTTCTAAACTCACAGTATCCACATGTGCTTTCTAAAAGAGTATTACCAGTAGATATTCTCATACCTTTTTGTTTACCCGATTTTGGTACATACGTTTCTTCTATATCATTAAATAATTTCTTAAATTTAGTTTTAGAATTAAGTATCTTAATTGTTTCGTTAGCTTGCTCTAACATATCTTTTCTATCTTCTTTTTGGTCTTCTGGTGCTTCACATACAGCAAATTCACCAGTAACTTTATTTATTGCTATCCAACCACCAAAAGGTGAGTCATCCGCCTCACTATACATATGTCCTTGCATAATATATCCAAATGAATCATTTTCTTTTATTTTATTGTAACTACCATATTGACCAAACTTACTAAGAAAACTTGCAGGACTTGCAGATTTTATATCCCATACCCTACCATCTATTTTAACATCGTATGTACCTTTTAATTCTATATCACCAATTTTTAATGACACAGGTTCTTGCAACTTTTCTATGTTTATACCCGCACCTTTCATAACTGCTATAGCAACCGCTTCTAGCAAATCTCCCATCAAAAATTTTATTATTGTATTATACTGAAACTCTTTTTTAATACCTTTTTTTTCTAATTGTTGTTGGCATAAAGGCTTACCAATACCAGACATACGAATACGCCAATCCATCTTTTCATTAAATTGTTTTTCTAAAGCTTTACCACAAGACTCTTTAAACTCTTTAATAACATCGGGGGAAAGCGGTTTAGACTTTCCCCCAACTGCATCATAGAGAAAATTCTCTATTAGAGTAGATAACATCTATTAGCTGTCTAACTCAATAGCTAGGGAGTGGTCGCCATCTTTAGTTTTTTGCTTAACAGAAGTTCTATGCTTCTCCATGACACTTTCGTTTACGGATTTAATCGCAATCGAAAACTCTTTAAGTAAATCTTTATCCTTATCAGATAAAGAGTCTACCGAATCACCTATTTTAGCATTTACTGAGAAGTAAGAATTACCTCCAGACTTTTGTTTATTGGTAGATAACAAAAGATTAGTGCGTATCATAGGTTTATTTTGTTTTGCTAAACTAGCAAGTGTTGTACTAAATGGAACATAGTTTGTACCTTTTGCGTAGTAAACACATGGAACTTCATCAATCTTGGCTACTTCACCATTAGATTTTTTACCTTCCATACTTGCTACACCATACAAAACTTGATTACATTTAATAGAACTTTGTATAACACGCTGTGGGTCATCATCTTTTAAACTTTCAAATTGTTCTCTAGATAACTTTCCACACTTGTAATTACCAGATGAGTCTGCAAACTGGTCACCTAAAGACGGCATTTGCACACTTGATGTAAACTCTTGCGAGTTGTTATCCCAATAACTGTAAGCATATAACCTAATAAAAGGTCTAAACTTTACATTCTTAGAATAAATATTTTCTCCATCAAGCTTTAAAGCAAAATTACCTCTAGGTAATGGATTTTCATTCTCATCTTCCGTGTCGTAGTTTATTGATAGTCTCGATAATACTGAACCAGATGGCCCACCGCCATCAGTTTGCCCAGTAAGTCGCATTAATTCAGCATCACTTAAATTGTCAAAATTAGTGCTTACTGATAATGCTTGTGTTTCAACATTTTCAACCATTGGCTTTATAAACCTCCTTCATGTTGAGCCAGTTATAACCTAGTTTTAACTCGATACCAACTGGCATTGTATATTTAAAACCATAACGCTTTATACACTCATCGGATAAAGACATCATAGCATCTTTTAAAGTTGTGATAGCTTGTTTATCTTCGCCCGGATATACATCCAAAACGACACTATCATGTACTGTATTGCAGATAATAGTTTTTAATTTACGATTTGTCAACAGCTTTTTTAAATTAATTAATGCAATCGGCAATAAATCTGCTGTAGCAAAACCTTGAACAGGATAATTTTTAATAGCTGTAGAATTAGTTACACTTCCACTTCTTAATCTTTCTACATTACCAAAAAAGTATTGCCTACCACTAGGTAATCTAATCTTATTTGTTATCAAAGCTTCATTCTGTAGTTCTCTATGCCATCTAGTGACTCCTTCGTACTTAGATTTAAAAGCACGATAGTATTGCATCTGTTTCGGGGTACCTAGTATACCCCCATATAGCGGTTTAAAGGTGTCAGACTTAGCTTTCTGCCTAGAGACACCTAATATTCTAGCAGTGTAGCTATGAACATCTACTTCATTTCTAACATCTTCAAATACTTGTTTGTCATTGGCTAAAAATCCTGCAACTCTAAATTCAAGTTGAGAGTAGTCACCCTCTAATATTTTACCACCTTCCCACCTAGATGTAATACATTCCCTAACAGGAAAAGTATTACCCCTAGGCATGTTTTGGAAGTTTGGACTACGAGAGGATAGCCTGCCAGTGCTTGTAACACATTGCATAAATTGTGGATGTACCATACCATCTTTACTTATAGCTTTTTGCATACCATCAACAAAAGTTCTTAAATAAGTTCTTATTGCAGAATAGCGTACATACTTAATTAGAAACTCATGCTCAACTCCTTTTGTCGATGTAAGATGACTTTCTAATACCTCTTTGTCAGTTTTAAATCCCATAGCCGAACAATCAATAGAGTTTCTAGGTTTTAATCTTAATCCTGCTCTTTCATCTTTATTAGTAAATAGTAAACCTTTTGTATTACAAGTTTTACAGTGTCGTTTTACATTACTAGGTGTTCCATCTTTTTTCATGTAAGTGTATTTACCAGTTCCTTGACAGTTATGGCAAACGGTTCCATGAGTTTTTAATTCAGCACGAGCCATAGAATTTATTTCTGTATAAAATTCTCTCATATCAGAAAACTGAGTTTTTCTTTTTGGTTTTCTTGTGTTACCTCTAACTTCAAAACCAATATTAAATCTTGTCGCCCATACTTTCTTGTCAACAATACGCATAGAATAAAAAAGTATCGACCTATCCTCTGGTGAATCTAAATTTATTGGTGTATCTCCCATAAAATATTTTACTTTTTCTTGTAAGTAAGTTTGTAATTCAATTAATTCTTTTTCAAATTTATCTTTTATGTTATTTAATATATTTACATCTATATGTAATCCATTCATCTCAATGTCAGCTAAAACTTTTGTTAGTTCCATAGAAAGTTTTATAGTAGGTACTATTCCATTAGACATATAAATCCCCCCATCCTATTTTTAATTTACTTAACTGTGCGATTGCAAGTTGGTATGTACTTTCAACATCTTGCTTACCATATTCATAAACAATGTTCCAAGGTATTTTTTCATAAGACACTTTATTAGCCATAAATGGTTGAATTAGTTCACTTTTTTTAAGTGCAACTCCTTTTCTTTTACAGCAATCCTCCAATGAAAATCCCCACTTAACACCTCTTGCCATAATATATTCCATTACCATAGTATCATGTAATTTATTATCGTAAGTAAAATCACACTGAACTAACCAACTATAATCAAACTTTATGTTATGACCTACAAGTACATCAGTTTTATCTAAAACATTTTGTAAAATCTTTTTTGCATTTGGTGTCGGTGGTTCATCTCTATGATAAAAACATAAATACTCAACTGGATTGTCATCAATTTTATATCCAACTGAAACTAATGTGTTACCATTAAAAGGACTAGACGTTATTTTATTGTCGGCATCAACATCAAATGTTGTTTCAACATCAAGTGTCGTTATCACTCTCAAACACTCCTCTCTGTATACTTATTCTTGCATGTCTCGAACCATGCCAACCATTTAATTTATTTTTACTTATTGTTATACAACGGTATGGGTCAGATAAATCAATATTGTCAGCACCTCTTCCGATACCAATAATTAAATCTGCCTCGCCCGCTTTACCTGTTCTTGAATTATCTAACATAGAGTAATCTATTATTGATTTACCCTCTGCTTCGTAACTAGCTTGAGAGACTGCCCAAAGTAAACACTCATGACGCTTTGCTATCTCTCTTGCTCTAACATAAACATCTTTTAATTTTTCATCTGTTCTATTGTATTGACCTGTAATATGAACTTTATCTAATTGGTCAACAAACATTACATCTGGTTTGTAAATTCTAGCATACTCATTTAACTCATCAATGTGTGTACCTACACTATCAAAAACTGTTAGATACGGTTTTATTTTTGTTAGGTACTCTTCTTTGTAGTTTTCGATATTGTCAGCAATCTCTTCTTTTGTTTGATTAAAATACGATTGTACTATTCTTAATTTAATTCTTACTGCGGGTTCTTCATTTGCCCAATACGTTACCTTCTTGCCTTGTTTTATGTAACCAGATGCATTAAAACTAGAAAATGTCGTCTTACCTATCTCTGGTCTAGCAAAAAGAATAACAAAGTGACCCCTATCTAGTGCGGGAACATTGTCAGCTATTGTCAGTAATCTATGTGTAAACTCGCCTGTGCCACCGTTTAAAGTAAACAACTCTTCAATGTCTTCTTCAACAAGATTGTAAGTTTCACTTCCAACCATATTTTCTTCATCTAACATTTCAACTAATCTTCTCAACCCACTAATGTCAGCATCAGACCCTGTATAAATGTCAACGGCTTTTTCGCCTATCTCTTTTGCTTTTTGTCTACCCCAAAAATTCTTTATAGCATCATAGTTTAGTTCCGATATAGGACTATTTTCATCTAGTTCATCTATCCTATCTAGTATATTCTGCCTTGTAGACTTAGGAACAGCAGGATATAGGTCAGCATACATGACCTTTAAATCACGAATTGTTAGTATCTTGTCATCGTACTTGTCATGTATCTTTTCAATTAGGGTGTATACCATACCGTACTCATGATTAAACATATCACGATTAATAAACCTACGAACTTTACTGTAGTGTTCATGATTTAAGCAAATAGAAAGTATCTCAGTATGTATCATTCATCCACCCCCAAGCTTTCTTATCTACTTTATCTACCAACTTTTTAATATCTTCATCTAACATTTCTTTTATATCTTCTTCTAATAACAAAAACTTTACATTTAAATTTAATGATAGGTCATCTAATAGTTTGACAGCTTTTTTACTTGCATCTTTATCAAGTGCTATGCCTACTTTTTTGTAATTCTTTATCACATCAACATGAGTTTGCAATACATTAGTTCCGAGTAAAGCAATACCAACACAGTATTGACACAAAACTAACGCACTCACAACATCCTCAACAATTATAGCTGTATCTCCTTTACCCGCTATAAACGGATAACCAGAGTTACCATACCTATACCATTTTGGTTTTTTGTTTTTGTATAAAGCTCTACCAACAGCATCAACTATTTTATTATCTTTCATAACTAAAAATACCGCTCTATGAGTATGTCGGTCATACCTCATAATATTATAGTGGTCTTCTAAATTATAGTGCCTAACGTAATTTAAGTAATCTTTGTCGGTGCTTTTTTCTTCCCAATGATTTCTAACGTAAAATATCTCTGGTTCTTTTTGTTTTTCAACTTGTTCAAACAACTTTTTAGATAGCTCATTACGAGTTTTACCTTTA